GAGGAAAAAGAAGCAGAGGAAGAGCGTAGAAGGCAAGAGAAAGAAAACGAAGAGTTACCTCCGGCTGGAGAGTTACCTCCGGGTGGAGAGTTACCTCCGGGTGGAGAGTTACCTCCGGGTGGAGAGCCGTATACGGGTGACGAAAAGCCGCCTCTGGGCGACGAAGAGCCGCCTCCGGGCGACGAAGAGCCGCCTCCGGGCGAAGGGCCAACACCTATATTTGAAGACAAAGAGTGGGTTTACAATGGAAACGGAAACTGGGAAAACAAAGAAACAGGGGCTACTGTGTTTGACCCTGCTTCCGAAAATGACCCAGACGGTCTTTACACTCCTGTCTGGGCAAGAGAACATCCGTGGATATATTTAGGAGACGGTAAGTTTAAAAATATTTTTACGAATAAAACAGTCCTTGATCCTAACCATGATCCGCTTGATCCGAATGCTGAAGAAGGAACACGTTACAGTTTAGGAGACGATCCACAAGATTGGGAAACCCCTCCTCCTCCGCCAATACTACCACCTGACCCAAATTACTTTGGTGACTGTCCAGCAGGGTGGATTAACATAGGAGGTTTCTGTGTTCGTCCCGGAGAAGGACCTACAGAAGGTCCTACGGAAGGACCTACGGAGGGACCTACGGAGGGACCTACGGAGGGACCTACGGAGGGACCTACAGAAGGTCCTACGGAAGGACCTAAAGAAGGACCTAAAGAAGGACCTACGGAAGGACCTAAAGAAGGACCTAAAGAAGGACCTACGGAAGGACCTACGGAAGGACCTACAGAGGGTCCCGGAAATGGATTCGGAGGCGAAGGCGAAGGAGAAGGAGAAGGTGGTGGTGGTATGTTCAGTTCCACTGAAGATTCTGGCTTGTTTGGAGGCTCACCTATGGGCTCAGTACCGGGGTTACAACTACCAGCTTTTAGGCCCGTAATGCCTCCACAAAAAGATTACACAATAGCACTAAACAACATTATAAAAGAAAGTTTGTTTGAAGGGATGGTCTAATGACTTACAAAGATTTAGTTAACGGTGTTCTTAGGCGGCTAAGAGAAACAGAAGTTACTTCTGTACAATCTAATTTATACAGTGCGCTTGTAGGAGATTTAGTTAACGACGCTAAAGACCTTGTAGAAAGTGCTTGGGATTGGTCTGCTCTTAGAAGCACACTTACTATTAACACTACTTCTGGTACTTCTAACTATGCTTTAACAGGTAGTCAAGACAAAATTAAAGAACTTAGTATAATAAACGACACTTCTAATATAGCTATGGAGTACAGAACAACTAATTGGATGGACGAACAGTATTTCTTACAGTCTCCTCTTTCTGGCGCACCTAAGTACTACACATACAATGGGGTTAACGCTGCCGGGGATGCTTTACTTGACGTTTACCCTAATCCTGACGGAGTGTATGTATTAAAAATTAAAGGGGTATTTCGGAATGTCTTGTTAAGTTCTGATACAGATACATTAGTTATTCCTGCTACGCCTGTACTACATCTTGCGGTAGCGTTTGCTTCCAGAGAACGTGGTGAAACAGGCGGAACTTCTACGGCTGAGTATTTCCAGATGGCTAACAAATATCTATCAGATGCTATAGCTATAGATGCTGCTAGACACCCAGAAGAAACAATCTTCTACACGCCCTGAGGTACTTATGGCAAAAGAACTCCAAAGCATTAACCTTGTAGCCCCAGCGTTTAAAGGAATTAACACCGAAGATTCGCCATTAGCTCAAGACCCGTCTTTTGCTGAAGTAGCGGATAACGCTGTGATTGACAGACGTGGACGAATTGCTGCACGTAAAGGACACACTGTTACTACAACTAATAAAACTCAGTTGGGTTCTAGTAAGATAAAAGCAATTAAAGAATTTAAAAACAACGCTGGTACAACTAAACTGTTTTCTGTAGGTAATAATAAAATACTTAGCGGGACAACAACACTAGCAAACGAAACTCCCGGTGGTTACAGCATTAACGCTGACAACTGGAAGATGGTTAACTTTAACGACAACATCTACTTTTTTCAACGTGGCTTTGCTCCTTTAGTTTATAACACTGTTGCAACAGGAACTTCAGGGGGCACTGGTAGTGCTGTGAAAGTTTTAAGTACTGTCAACAGTGCCTCTGGTTTAGGTGACTCTACTAAGTTTGGAAATGAGATTCTAGCAGCTTACGGTAGATTGTGGGTTGCAGACTTCACTGGCGACAAGTCTACTATCTACTGGTCTGACCTTTTATCTGGACATAAGTGGAACGGTGGAAGCTCTGGCTCTATTGATATTTCTAAGGTTTGGCCTGACGGTTATGATGAGATTGTGGCTTTGTCAGCCCACAACAACCATCTAATTATTTTTGGTAAGAACAGTATTGTTGTTTACTCAGGCGCTGACAATCCAGCAGAAATGGCTCTTTCTGATACTATTGCTGGCGTAGGTTGTGTAGATAGGGACACAGTACAAGCCACAGGAGCAGATGTTTTATTCTTGTCACAGACAGGTCTAAAGAGCTTTGGCAGGACAATTCAAGAGAAGTCCATGCCTATTAGCAGCCTATCAGGGACAATCACAAAAGACATTATTGGTCTTCTTACGTCAGAAACAGAGCTATATAGGTCTATATACTACCCCGAAGAAAACTTCTACTTAATTACTTTTACAGGTTATGACGTTACCTATTGTTTTGACATAAGAGGTACATTGGAAAACGGCTCTTACAGAGTAACTCGCTGGGTAGGTGCGGGTTTTAGTGCTTACGAGCGTACTTCTTCAGGGGAGTTATTTGTAGGCACAATAAACGGCATAGGCAAATACGCTGGTTATTTAGACAACAACAACACTTACCGTTTTCAGTACACTAGTCCTGAGTTAACTTTTGGAGACTCGTCAAAACTTAAATTTCTTAAGAAGCTTAGGCCAATTATTGTTGGAGGTAGCGGTGCTGACATTTATTTAAAATGGTCTTACGATTTTAAAACAAAATCTGGAACTTCTAACGTAACTTTAGCAACACAGGCTAAAGCAGAGTTTAACGTCGGTCAATTCAATATAGGACAGTTTTCTACAGGCGAGTTTATCACAACTGCTTTAGGTTTTAACACTAACGGAAGCGGTGGAAGTGTTTCTATTAACATGGAAGCTGATATTAACGATGACCAACTATCTTTACAAGAAATAAACGTGCTTGCACTAATGGGTAAAACAATATGAGTAATTACAGTAAAACTACCGACTTTGCTGCGAAGGACAATTTACCTTCTGGCGACAGTGGTAAAATAATTAGAGGAACTGAGTTTGAAACTGAGTTTGATGCTATTTCAGTAGCCATTGCTACTAAAGCAAACACGGCTAATCCTACGTTTACAGGCACAGTGGTTATACCTGCTTTGACGTTTAACGGTACACTGTCCACGGGAACTATAAGCGGAGGAACTTACTAATGGCTCACAATTGGTATCATGGGATACTCGACAGCTTAGGTAACGCAGGAAGCGCTATAGTAGATAACGCTGGTCCTTTAGCCTTAGGCACTCTTGGTTTAGGGTTAGCTAAAGAAGGTTACGAGAGACTAGGTAAGACCGGAGAACGTGCTTATGAAAGCTACGCTGCTCCCGGTGGTTTAGCCGACAGACTCTCAGGTATGATGGAGTTTCAGCCGTATACTGTAACGTCAGCTACTGGCAGTAACTTTGGAATGACACAGGGACCCGGAACAGGTGGTGCAGGAAGTGGCAACCCACAACAAGCTATAGATAACCGCTATAGACAAGCCGGTGGTCAAAATCTATTCTCTGACAATCCAGAGGTGCAAGCAGCGTTTCAAGCAGGGGCTAACAGTCAAGCATCAGCTAATGAGCTTGCTGCTTTTAATCTTGGTGTCCCTGACTTAAACAATGACGGCAGATTGTCCAATGAAGAGTTTACGTCTTGGGACGGTTACGCTGCTTATTCAGCACAAAACGGAGAAGGCATCTTATTAAACGACGGAACTAATCCTGCTGGTTTTTCTGGTAGCCGCTTTACAGGCCAGTACAACTCAGACGGCACCCCTGTTTACACTCAAACCGGCGCAGGAGTTCCACAAGGACAAGAAAACGTAGGTGGCGTAGGTGGAGCAGGGGGTTACCCGTCCTTTGTTCCCGCTGGTCAACAAGGAGCA